CAGAACTAAATTAAAAAAATAAAATAGACACTTAACAAAATATTAATATACTTAAAATTATATTAATATTATTACTTATCCTGAATTCTGGAATAAGCAGTATACAAAGCTCCTTTATAATGTTTATATTTTTCAGTTTCCCAAAATGATATTTTGTCATATGGGATAGTTCTACCTTGAGCACAATACAAAGTTAAGCCATATCCATGTTCAATTCCAGAATCTTGAAATTCATTAATATCAAGAGTTATATTAATATGTCCATTATAAACTGTTAAATGAGTAGCATCGTAAGAAACAATTGTTAATAACATATTATTTGTTATCTCTTTATCCCTTAATTTATTTTTAAGATCCTTGCATAATAATTTTCCACCGATCTCAACTTTTAATCCACAAAATTCATCTTTCCAATTCTTAGTACATATCTCATTAATTTCTCTTCTTTTTTGATTAGTCCAGCACAGATTATATTCACTAATCTGATTATGTCTGGCTAATTCATATTCAGTAGGAACAAACGATCCCTCTATCATTTGTTCATATTCTTCTATTGTATACTTATTTCTAAAATTTCCTTCTAATTTATATTCATAATTAAACATTTTTCTAATATTATTATTTAGTAATGGCATTTCATCATTTCCAGATGGATCAACAGGTGATAGTTGATTATGATCTCCTAGTAAAATAATAGATTGATCATGTGATGCTACAGACCACAAATATTCATAATCATCAAATGAACACAAACTAGCTTCATCAATTATAATAACATCAGCTGGCATACGTTTTTGATTTCCATATCTTAATGAACCAATTGTTTTACAAGTATAATTTTCAGTAATATATTGAATTAACGGTTGATGTTGTGAACATGCAATAATAAAACTCTTATTATTCTTTTGCAATCTTGGTATTACTTCATTTAAAATAAAATATGATTTTCCAGCACCTGCAAATCCATCAATTATTATATTACTAAGTCCTTGTAAGTGACTATCAATATCTTTTGGATCTATAATTTGAATTTCAGTTGTTTCAGTATCATTTTCTTGAAATTGACCTATAATATTTTCTCTAAGTACATATTTTTCAGATTTCCATTCTCCTGGTTTTGTTGATACTTGTGTAAATTTCTTTCCAGTATAGGCTATTGAATCAGTTTTAACACATACTAATTTATCAATATACTTATTTGTCGTTAAATATTGAATTTGTTTATATAATGCACTTACATGTCTATCAAATACATAATGACTTAGTGGCAACATATTATCTGAAAATCTTTTATTAATAGTTTTTATTTTATAACTTAAATATAAATTTTCTTCTAATTCGATATAATCAGTTAGTTCTTTTTCATTTTCTGATGTAAATAATTTATCACAAACTATTTTATCAACAGTCAATACATTTTCAATTCTTTGAACATATCCTATAAATTTATTAACTAGGAATTTAGTCGTATTTCTATCAACGGCTAACATTTCTTTAATAATTTTACAGAATGGGTTTTCAATTAATTCTGGTTCTATAAATTTAGTTATCACCACATTTTCTTTAAATGCATCTAATCTATAACCAGAACACCAATTATGAGGTTTAATATAATCTAGAAGGGCATCATCACTTACATGTCTAATATAATATAAATTAGTTTCAATTATCGGATGATTATCATAAATTTTTTCCATATTTCTAGATGTCATCTTCGGAATATATGGAAGTGTCATAAATTCATATGTGTATGCTATATTTCTATCTATTGCAAATACATTCTTTACATCAATGTCTTTTGAATTGTTAATAAATATAGCTTTTGGTTTATTCATAGTTTGATTAACAGAACTAAATAATTTATTCTTTTTTGCTACAAATATAAATGGATCCATATCTGTAAATTTACTAGTCAATTCCATTTGATCAATTAATCCAATCTTTTTAAATAAATCGTATGCTTTAGCAGTGTCATTGTCAATATACATAACACCATCACTAACAAAATTAGTAATTTCTTTTGTATGCATATTAACTTTAATTGAAGGTATAGATGATTTTTTAATTAGCTCAGGCATATTTAATTTTTTAACATCTATTTTTTCTATCTTAGTAATAGGGATGGATTTATAATATTTACTTTTCATTAATCGATACTCAGTTGGAGTAATGTAATATAAATGATTGTTAGCACATACAAATCTATTTATTACTCCGTCGTCATTACTAGTGTGTTTCCATTCATTTTTGAACCATTGATCGGTAATACTAAAATTTCTACTTGATTTTCCAAATATACCCTTTAAGTCATCCACTGTCCATATATCTTTATTTTCAATATATTCTTTATGTCCCCATAATCTATATTTTTTTGCATTTTCAAGTAAATGATCTTTTACACAATGATTTTGAATTATTGCATTGTTTGCTTGTACTTCATAAGATAATTTAACATATTCAATAGTTTTCAAAACCATTTGACCAAATTTAACTGGAGTCATAATATCTTTATTTATATTTAGATTTATTTCTAATTTGTACCATTCAAAACCTGTGTTACCAATATAATCTAAAAAATCGTCATCTACTAATTTTTCAATTTGTTTTTCTGTTGCATTTTTTATATAAAGTGAACTATTGTGTATACGAATGTCTGAACTTATTTTCCATTCAGCTCTATAAGTAATTAGACCTGTATATCTATTTCCTTTTTTAGTTGGAAATAACATTTTTAGTTCGAGTCTTTCTGGTGCGGATAATACAAGTTTCGTTTTATCATTTTTTGCAGCTAATTGTCTTTGTTTAAATTCAACTATTTTGACATGTTTGACTTTGGGTGCTGCCGATTTCCATAACTTCAACCAATATGTTTTATTACCTTGGGGGAATTTCTTTATTGGGTTTCCTTCATTATCATGAGTAATTCCTAATAATTTAATATTTTTATAAAGTTGGATTCTAGCTAATTCTTCATCATTATTTTTAATAATAAATTTATCTTTATTTTTTTTGATATTCTTTGTGGCTTTATAAGAATTAGGTTCAATATGAATCTTTGCTAACTTTTTTGCAACTTTTTGTTGTTCTCTAGTTGTGAAATGATAATCAGCATCATCAAAAGGATTAAATTTCTTGTCGTCTTCTAATTCCTTTTCTGCTTCCGCCAATGCTTTTCTAAGTTGTTCTATTTTCTTTGCTTTTGATTCAGACATATCTTCTTATAGTATATATAATATAGTAATAGATTATATTTTTTATATTATTTCCGAGGTTGCGTATACTTAAAGAAAATCTAACTTAAGAAAAAATACAAAAAATAGCTTAAAAATAAAAATATATAGTATATTATAAAAATGGAGTTAGATAATATCGAAAATTTTAAATGCTCGAAATGCAGTGAAATCAAGCCACTAGAAAAATTTACTAAAAAGGAGGCAGATGGTCAATCAGTACTATTTAATTCGTGCAATGATTGTCGAACACCAAAAGATCCTCATATCAAAAAATGTAATAAGTGTCAAAAGATAAAACCAACAACTGATTTCTATTTAACTAAAGCTAATAAGTATTATGCTTCTTATTGTATTGAATGTTATAAAGCTAAATATGCAGCAATCAAAGCACTTAAATCTAAAGACCCAGTTAGAGTAAGACCCAAAGATAAAGTATTAGTACCACAAGAACAATTAGTATATACTAATAAACAGGAATATGCCAAAGCTTATACAAAGAAATATTACCAACTAAAAAAAGCTGAATATAAAAAGAGATATGAATCTAATAAAGTAGAGCTAATAAAGAAAAACAAGGCAAGATATCAAAAAAAGAAAGCTGAATTACTTGCATTAAAAAATCAAGTTCCTGTGGTAGAAAATACTTAAAAAATATCTTTATAATATAATATATAATAAAGATGGAATTCATAACATACCCCAGATATCTGGATAAACCAACTTGTAATAAATGTGACTCGCCAATAGAATGTTTTCTTGATAAAACATGTGAAAAATGCATGGTAGAAGATACATTTAACAAAGGATCAGTAGAAGACAAATTGAGAATTCATGGTATTATAAATTTAAGAATATTAGCAAAGAAAAAGAATATTAAAATGGCATATTTAACTAAAAAACAGTTAATAAAAGTTTTAGTGCCAGTTACAAAACATTCAGACTTTCCGATTGTAGATTATAAATTGTAAACGCAGTAGTTTAGAGTAAAAAATTCTATAATATAGTTTTATATAATGACTAATAAAATTCATATTGATATCGGAGACAAACTAAAATTTGCAGATGAATGCTATGTCATACTTAAACTAGTAAAGAAACAAGAAACTGAAATTCCTATTTTTGTTCCAGCTGAAAAGCCAGTAGAAACAAAAGTAAACAAAAAGAAAGCATGGGCACAATCAACTGTATTATGTAAAGAATGCTTGTGTGTTAGTCGGAAATCAAATATGCATAGACATAAAATAACTCAAAAACATTTATTACTGACCGATGTTAATACTAAATTATACAAACCAGAAGAATTAAGACTTAAAATTATTGAATTAGAAAAATTGTATAATTTAAAATGAAGCCAATGCAACTTTCAAAGGATTCTTGGGGTTGTCGTCTGGTTTTCTTATTAGATTTTCATCATACTTAATGTGGTATGGAACAAGTGGATATTTTGGGGGATTCAAACCAAGCTTATTAAAGTAAGTTATTGTCCAAAAATTTATAACTTTTTTAAAATCTTTAACCAATTCATCCAATATTTCAATTTTCTTTTTAATTGTAACTTTGGGTTCAAGAAAATCAAAAAATTTATCAGAATATACTTTTAATTCTTCATCTGGAATCTCCAATACATTTGATAAAGTATTGAGCAATGAATCAACTCTTAAATCTATTTTTTTCATTGGAACGTTTTTATTACGTTCCAGCAACAATACAATAGTATCCAATTCAGATCTTATACTGTAAAGAATACCTATTGTTGATTTCAATATAGAACCATATTTAGAAATCAAATCTTCAATTTTAGTCTTTCCAAAATTTATTGATCTATATTTCACCTTTTGTAATTCTTCTGGATCATTATATAGCTGTTTTAACATAGCAAAACATCGTTTAGTTAGCTTAAATGCACTGTATTCAGCGTTACTATAGTAGAGTTCTTCTACGGCAAAAGTTAATGATTCGATTGATTCTCCAAAGTCTTCATAATTAAAATTTACTGGTAAGTAATATCCTAATTCTTTTTCTGTTTCCACATTATAACTTATAAGTGTTTTATCTTCAATATGTTCTTTTGTTTCAATACCCAGATTAATAAAATTTGTCACTTCTAATACTTTATCATCACTTGTTATCATTATCATATCAATTTTAAGAGGAGTTTTATCAAGTATTACTTCAGTTAAATGATATATGCGTCTTGGAGTACTCTTATGACCTTGTAATATTTCATCAGCAGTCCATCTTAAAACATAATGATCTCTGAATAAACCATTAATAATATCATAATCATTGCCATCTCGAAATTGTTTATTAATAATATTTTTGATAATTTTCATTTCTTTATCATCTAATAAACCTTGTTCATATAGTTCTTGAGGGACAATATACATTTCTTCTGATAATTTATATGAATTATTTTCTAATGAACCAATATCAAATTTGAATCTTTTATCCAATCCCGCTTTAATTTCACTAAAAAAATGATTTTTCGATTTCCAAATATTTTTTACTATTTTTTGAATATCTTTTGTCAATGCAATTCTCATATGTTCTATATCACCACTAAAAACATAGGTTTGGTTCAGGTCCACATCGCCGTAATAGTCAGCTATGCGATTAGTAAAACTACCATAAGGATTCGCAAATTCAGTTCCCAATTTAGTATCTGGCAATGAAATTAAATCAACAGCATCAAAACTTATTTCCTCAGGAAAATCGTCTAATTTCTTACTTTGCAACAACTGCTCTGCCGAATAAAAGGAAGTTGCCATTATATAATAATATTACATTTTTTTATTTGTTCTTTTTCTGCGTGGTTTGCGAACAGTTGTTGGTCCATGGGGTGCATATGAACGCAATGGTTCTTTTCCTTGTCCATGCATTGCCAAATAGTCAGCATGATTATAAAGTTTTCTAACTGGAGTAAATAAATCAGCTTCATTCAATTTCATTTTGTATGGATTCAATTCAAAGTAATATGGATACGGCACTCCTTTCATTTGATTTATTCTGGGTTTACGTCTATATTCAAGTACAGCTGCTTCATGTGATATTCCTCCTTTCTTTCTACGCCTTCTTCTTCCTTCGCCTAATTCTCCTTTTTCTTTTTCTGGTGGATTTAAGTGTGGATTTATTAATTCTTCAGCTTTTTCTTCTGGATGTTGTTCTAAAAACATTCTTACTAAATCTTCAGCCTCTCTTTCTTTTGCTTGTCTTTTTAATTCTGCTTCTGATTGATAACTAATTCGCTCTTCAAATGGCCAATCTTGCTCTTCATGTCCTTCATACGGTCCCCTAGTTGGTACCAATGGTGAATGCATTACTGGTTCTGTTTCTCCAAATACTCTATTTAATAATGATTTATACCATGGTGGTTCATATACTACAGGTTGATCTGCCTCAAATGGTTCAAAAATTGGAAAATTTTCTGGTCTTTTATATACAACTCTTTCTTGTCCTTCTGGTACAATAGGTTCCATTGGTATTCCATATGGAACTTTTTCTTGTTTTGTAAATGTAATTCCCGGTTCTCTCTCTCTTCTGAATTTTTCTTCTAATTCCGTTTCTAATTCTTCATTTACATATTCCTCTAATGTTTTTCCCAAATTTACTCCATTTAGTTTATCTTGTTTAATTTTTCTTTCTATATCCTCTGCCATATGTGTAACAGGTTCACGTCTATGAAATTCTTCCAATTCTTCTTGCAATTGGAGTCTTTCTAAATCGTCTTGTGCTTCTTCTTTAGCATAATCATTTAATATATTTTCAAATACTTTATTTGGATCTTTTTTGAATTTTCTTTCTAAATCTTCTACTGCAGCTGGAGAATATCCTTCTTCTTTTACTATTGTTCTGAATTCTTGTATATCTGCATTATCTGCTGCTCTTTGTAATCTTCTTTTAATTCTTTCTAATCTCTTTGCATCTTTTCTTCTTTCTATTTCTGAAGTTTCTACTCTTAATCTTTGTGCTTTAATTTCACGATCTCTTTTAGCTTTTTCTTCTCTTTCCAAAAATTTACTCAATAAAAAGTCATCAGTTGGCACTTGGGATCTAAAAGTATCTAATGCATTAGCAAATTTACGAGATTCTTTTTGAATATCTTCATAATCATAATCATCTTTACCAACATTTTTTGATAATTTTTTAATTGCTTTTGTCAATTTATATAAATCATTTTTAGGCAAAGTAGATGAAACAGGACCAATTTCTTCAATTTCTTTAGGTTCTTCTAATTCTAACGCTACATGTTCTGGTTTTGTTAATTCAATACCTGGATGTTGTGCTAAAAATTGTTTTTCTAATTTTGCAATTTCTTTCTTCTCTTTTTTAGTCAACGGTTTATGTTTGAGTGATCGATAAATATCTGACTCTTGTTGGGTGGATAAATGTGGTGTTGGTCTATATCTTTCTGCTTTAAAAGGCTTTTGCTGTGTTCTCAACATTTCGGATTCTTCTTGAACTGTATGGCCAACATAATCATTAATCAAATTCAATTCGGGTCTCAAACTTTGATCCTCTGCAAGTCTCCTCAAACCATCCATTGTATAGTTTCTTTGAGGCATCAAATGTGGCATTTCACGATCAACTTTGTATTTATAAAGAGATTCAATTCTATTATGTAAATCAGATGCCAACAATGCCATATTTTCTGGAGATTGCTCGGTTGGAGTAATCCGTTCTACTAACTTGTTAATGATCATATCATTGTCTGCTCCTCCTTTTCTCTGACCATGCTTACGCATATCCATTCTGATATTGTGCAACTCAGTCATTATATAATATACAATTAGATTATAATTATATATTTATATTTAGAATTTAATAGCTGGCTCCAGCTGCTGACATAGCTTCCTTATAAGATAGATGGGGATGAGCTTTATGATATTTCTTAAGATGAGTAATCCATGGATTCGCTGCTCCTGCTGCTCTACGTTTATGATGTACTCGTCTTCGTCCTTCTCCTTCACCTTCTCCTGCGGCTCTACGATGATGAACACGTCTTCGACCATAGGCTCGAACGCCTCCATCATCGCCTCCATCATCTCCACCATGTCCTCTACGATGATGGACTCTACGTTTACGGCCACCATCTTCACCACCTTGTAATAATCCCATAAGTTGCATTAATGCATTAGCTTTGGGTGCCGCTCGTTTTCTGGGTGCAGCTTTTCGTTTAGCTGGAGCTTTTCGTTTAGCTGGTGCTTTTCTTTTGGCAGGTGCTTTTTTACGAGCACCTTCTCCGGCAGCCCTTCGACGGTGTACAACACGTCGTTTTCGGACACCCGCGCCTTGTGCAATTCTGCCTTTTAGAAGGTGTAAAATCTGATCATGAAGATCGCTTCGATCATAGGCATCCATAGTTTATTATATTATTAGAGAATATAATAATTATTATAACTATATTTAATTTCCTTAATTCAATTTAATATCTATTATCATTATATAATTAATGTCGATTTCTCAATTAGAAGTACCGAATAATTACTTTTTATATGTATCTGGAGTGATAAATGGCAATACAGGTGGTCCTTCACCGGGCCCTGTTGGACCCACAGGAGCTACTGGATTACCTGGTCCGATAGGTCTTAGTATCCCTGGACCAACTGGCCCAACAGGTCAACAAGGCGTTACAGGAGCCCAAGGAGTTACTGGATCTATTGGTCCAACTGGTCTAATTGGAGCTACTGGAAGTATTGGCGCAACAGGATCACAAGGACCTACAGGAGTTCAAGGAAATACCGGTCCAACTGGAATTCAGGGAGCAACAGGACCCACAGGAATTCAAGGATCAACAGGACCTACAGGAATTCAAGGACAAACTGGTCCCACAGGAATTCAGGGAGCCACCGGACCTACAGGAATTCAAGGACAAACTGGTCCCACAGGAATTCAAGGATCAACAGGACCTACAGGAATTCAAGGAGCAACTGGGCCAACAGGAGTTACAGGAGCAACTGGGCCAACAGGAGTTACAGGAGCAACAGGTCCTGGAGTTACTGGAGCCACTGGAGTAACTGGACCGACTGGATCTTCCCCATCATTTCCATTGCCAGTAAATACCCAACAAGTTTATGTTAGCAAAGGTGGAAATGATTCAACTGGAAATGGTACTATTGAAGCCCCATATTTAACAATTACTCATGCCATGTCAACAATTTCTGATAGTGCTGTAACAAAAAGATATTGTGTAAATATTGGACCTGGTATTTTCACTGATAGTTTTTCATTAAAAGCTAATGTTGATTTAGTAGGAAATAATGTCATTGCTACTAATCTTTCTGGAACTATAGATTTAAATGATGCCACATGGAATAATTCAAATGATAATAGATCTGGTGCTGAACAAATGACTTTAAGTGGAACAGGTACTTTTAATTTTACAACCCAAAGTGCTAATTCTGGTAAATTATATTTTTACAATATTAGATATACTGGAGTACCAACATTTACAGCTGATGGTTCTGTAAATCAAGTTGACATTCAAAATAGTTTAGTATTCAATGGTTTAAATTATGCAGGTGGAACTCTTATAATTGCAGATACAAGTTTCGTTAATTCTAATACAATAACAATTACTTCATTATCGGGAATACCTACATCAGTTGAAATAATTGGTGGAGGAACGGATGGAAATATTACATTTACTTATTCATCAGGATCGGCAATTACAGGCGATTTATATGGTTTCCCAGTTGTTGGTGCAATAACAGCTAGTGGAGCTTCGGCAACAGTCACTGCAGATCCTTCAAGTATCATTGGAACAACAAGTTTTACAAGTGGTGCCACATTAACTATAATTGGTGCTCCTGCATTTTATCAATCAGGAAATTTAAATCCTACAGGAACAACTTCAACTACTGGTTTAATGATGGGCTTAGCTGGAGCCATCACTCCAGTTCTTTATGGAAAAGTATTTGTAACTATTTGTGGTACTATAGCCAATAATACAATTGGTGATGGTGCTAAAGTACAAATCCGTTATGGAACCGGCTCAGCTCCAGCAAATGCAGCTGCATTAACGGGCACAACAATTGGTCCATTACAAACTTATGTAAATAGTGTTGCTACAGTAACTGTGCCATTTTCAGTATCAGGTGTAATTACAGGATTAACTTTAGGAACAGCTTATTGGATAGATGTAGGTTTAGCTGCTATAACTGGAGGAACTGCAACAATTACAAATGTTGGAATTTCAGTAATTGAATAAATTAAATATAAATTAATTATCTATTTATAATATATAATTAATGTCAGTCTCAGAAATACTTGTTCCGAACTCATATAACTTGTACTGTAACTTAGCCAATGGTAGTCCCTTTTCGCCTCTTGGTGGTCCCATGGGCCCTCCTGGTGTCACTGGACCTACTGGCCCGACAAATGGATTGCCTGGTGCACCTGGTCCAAAAGGAGCTACAGGTCCCGCTGCAACTGGTTCTGGAGCAACTGGTCCTACAGGTGCAACTGGTGCTGTTGGTGCTCAAGGAGCTCTTACACAATCAAATCTTTATGCACAAACTGGAATACTTTATGGATATAATGATATAGATACTCCACCAGCAGCCACTCCAACAGTAATTGTTACTTTGCCAAATCCGAAGAATAATTGTGCAGTTACATGTGAATTAGCTGTTTCTGGATTATGGACTGCAGGAAATATTACTACATTTGTTTATGATATTTCGTATTTAGTAAATGGTTCCGGTACAGCTACAAATTTATTATCTGGTCTACCAGTTTCTATGGGCAGATCTCCTTCAAATGGTCCAGCATTAGCTATTTTAGCAAATAATGTTGTACTTGGTTGCTCAGATTTTACATATTCAATTGCTTGGTCTTGTACTTACAGTATAACATATTCACCTCCTTATTAAATAATAAATATAGAATTATAATCTAATTCAATATTATATAATTCGAATATGAGTATCGCTGATTTGCTCGTAGTGAATGATCTAAACATCTACGCGAAAACGTTAAATGGCTATACCTATCCCGGTTCTGGACCTACTGGAATAACTGGTCCTACTGGTGCATTGGGCTTAGCTGGAGGTGTTACAGGTCCTACAGGTCCTACAGGACCAACCGGTGACACTGGTCCTGGTGCTGGAGCTGTTGGTCCTCAAGGTGCTACAGGAGCCACTGGACCAAATGGAAATTTATCACAAAGTAATTATAATGCTATCACAGGCTCCTATAATTCCTATGTACAAGTAAACACTGCTCCTCAACCAAATGGAATTCCTATTTGCACTCTTCCTGCTCCTGCTTATAATGCTTGTTATACAGTTAAATTAAATGTAACTGGACAATTTGATGATGGAAATTGGACAACTCGTAGTTGGTATTTACAATATTATGTAAATGGTGTTGGTGCAGCTTCTATGTTAGATGCAACTCAACTTTATAATGCAGGATCCAATCCAACTAATGGTGTTATTTTAATGCTTTATTCTGGTTATCTTATTGCTGTTTTGGCATCCGATGGAACTCGAAATATTGGATGGACTAGCACATGGACACAAACTGTCTCTTATTTTTAAATTAATTAATTATATTATAAATTATCTCTCTAATATAATATATAATATGTCGATTGCTGATTTGCTAACCCCAAATTCGTTCAATATTTATTTTGAAAGTCTGAATGGGCTGCCTACTGGAGTTCCTGGAATGACAGGCCCTACTGGTCCAACAGGTCCTACAGGTCCATCTCAAGCTGCTTCTGGACCTCCAGGAGTAACAGGTCCAGTAGGTCCAACGGGTGGTGTAAATGGAAATCCTGGTGCTGTAGGTCCACAAGGTCCAACTGGTGGTTTAACTCCTCCACTTACTGCATATGATTTAAAATTAACAACGGGCAGATATAATACCTTTTCAACATTTACTACTCAATCATCAACATCTCCATTTCCAATTGCTGTTTTTGGACCTCCATTCCCTCAAAATTTTGCTGGATACACAGTTATTGCAACAGTTACGGGCTACTGGTCGACGGGTCTTTATACTTCAAGAATTTTTTATATTGGATTCAATGTGGGCACCAATGGTTTACCTAATACTGCTGGTGGAGCCTTTGTTTCTAATTTTTATGTAAATGATACTGGTAATCCCAATTTAGGTGTTAATGTAATCAATAATAACAGTACTGTTCAAATAACAGCAGGTGATACTTCTGCAGCTCTTATTACATGGGTTGTTTCATCAGATATTACATATACAACTTATCCTTCCCCAGCATAAATATTATCTAAAACAATATATATAAATGTCAATTTCACAATTAGAAGTACCGAACAATTTTGTGTTGTATATAAATGGAGTAGTTAATGGTAGCACTGGGGCCCCTAGTCCAGGACCAATTGGTCCTACTGGTGCTACTGGCATTCCAGGACCTATCGGGCTCACTGTTGTTGGTCCTACAGGACCAACTGGAGCTGCTGGTATATCTGGAGTAACAGGTTTGCAAGGTGCTACTGGTTCACAAGGAGTTACCGGACCAACTGGAATAAATGGAGTTACCGGTCCTACAGGAACCAATGGAACAAATGGAACTAATGGTACAAATGGAGCTACTGGACCTACAGGTACAAATGGAACAAATGGAACAAATGGAACAAATGGATCTACCGGACCTACTGGTGCTGTAGGAGTCACTGGACCAACTGGACCTGCTATTCAAACACTTTATTGGAATAGTGGAACATCTGTTACTGCAACTCCTACATTTATAGGATGGGGTAATCAATTCGGAGCTACTGAAGCCTCTGGAGTAATTGTAATGCCTAGAGCAGGTACTTTTACAGCAATATATGCTAGTTTACCTGCAGGTGCTGCTTCTTCAACAACATTTACTATGCATCAAAATGGGTCTGCCACTGGAATGGTTGTAGGTGTTTCTGCTAGTTTTACTGGAGGATCTGCTATAACTAATGTTCTTTTTAATGCTTTTGATAGAATATCTATAGATGTCACTTCAGGACCTCCCAACCAAATCTGTTCAGTATCTTTATCTTACATGTAAATAATTAAAGCGTTATAATAATTTAATATCTAAAATTATTATATAATCAATGAGTTTACAGGATATCCTTGTTCCGAATTCGTTTAATCTCTTTTGTAACACTATAAATGGTAGTAGTGGACCATCTCCTGGTCCAGTGGGACCTACTGGCGCTACTGGTCTTCCAGGACCCATAGGACTCACTGTTGTTGGTCCTACAGGTCCTACAGGAGCAAGTGGATCTACTGTTATGGATGTGGGTCTTACTGGAACATCATTTACTTATTTACTAAATCCTTCAGCTTTCACAAGTGTATCAGCTGGAATTTCTGATGTTTTATGTAGTACTATATTTGAATCATTTAACATGGGAACTTTTCATTTAAATTATTGTTTTCTACAAATTGATATTCGAATGTCTGCTACTGGAACTGCACCAGCTATAGTATTTGCAAATATAGCAAATGGACATCCCTTTACAAATTATTTAGCTGCCAATATAGCAACTTATCATACAATGAATTGGGCAGCCGGTTCAGCAGGCACATCGGCTACATCTTCTAACTGGAATGGTGCAACTAGTTACTTCTTTGAAACACAAACTTTACCTCCAGCTGGTGCAGTTGGTGGTCAAAATGTTGTAGATACGATTGTATTGATTTGGACTTCTTCTACTTAAATTATAATATTTTAATAAAATTTATAATTTACATTGATTGATCTAAAGGAAACTGCATATATTCTAAATCGGCTACTTCTTCTTTGTCTTTACTTATTTCGTCAACTAATTCCAAATTTTCTTTTTCCATTAAATGGCCTAATTGACACATAAAATCACAATAAACACATAGAGTACATCTTAAAAAATCTTTTAATTGATCTTTATTTTCTTCATTTTCTTCAGCCATCAATTGTACTTTATAAAAAGTCCATCCTTCTTCATATTTTTTCCAATCTTCTAACCAATCCAAAGGTTTAGGAGGATAGTCTTCTTTATCTAAACCAATGATAGCTTGTGTGTAAAATTCTTGAGCGAAGGCTAGTTCCTTTTCAAAAGTGATATCCATTTTAACATTAAATTCCTGTACTTTGTTTTCCATATATATTTATATATTATATAATTTTCTTTGATTTTGACGTAAAACTCGTAATTCCATTGGTGTATGTTTTTCTGTAAATTCTTTTGTTAGCTTAAGATGTTTTTTTGATTTTATATGTCGTAAATTGTTATCATTTTGTACAACAGCAAAGCATCCTTTACATATTTTCTTACCTACACACCATTTTCTTTTAGTTTCTTTATATTTTTCCATCTATACATTATGTATGGAAAATTATCTATTTTATTATATTTACTATAGATATAATGGCTCTTAATTTCGACGACGGTAAACCAATTGCAGTAATTAAAGATGGAAAATGCAAAGGAAATGTTATTTATATTGCAAAAGAAGATAAGACTAATAATGTGGAATTTGTTGGAACTAAAAAAATTGATTTAAAAAAAGATTCTTTAAGCCCTATTCTTAACCCTGACGAACGCACTGTTGCATACATTGCAGGCCCTGCTGGGAGCGGCAAGACCACCATGGCGGTGACCTTGGCAGAATCATTCAAAAAATTATTTCCAAAAAGGCCAATTTATCTCTTTTCTCGTACAGATTATAGGAAAGATCCGGCCTACAAAAAATTAAAACCAATACAAATTCAATTGGATGATTCATTAGTCACGGATCCTATTGATCTTACTGAGATCGAAGAAGGATCATTGATTATGTTTGATGATACTAACACAATCATGGATAAAAAGATTAAAGAAGCTATCGATGCATTAATTTGTGATATTATGGAAGTAGGTAGGAAGTTATCTTTATACCTCATCCTGACATCACATCTTATCAATCCCAACGACCGCAAATTCGGCCGCACATGCCTCAATGAGATGCAGCAACTAACTGTATTCCCCTCTAGCGGCAGTGCCTATCAAATCAGATACTGTCTTAAACAGTACTACGGGCTCGATAATAAGCAAATTGAGGCCATCTTGAAGCTACCATCTAGGTGGGTCACGATATCCAAGACATACCCGATGTGTGTCCTTTATGAACATGGCGTTTACCTATTATGAAGAAATATATAATATAATTTTATAAAATGAACGGACATGAAAAAGCACATTTTCATAGACACTATGCAATGCTAACAGAAAAACCAGATATAGTTGAAATTGAAAGACAATGTGCACAATGGGAAAAAGATTGCATTGAATTAGAGAAAAAACAAAAATCAGAAGATGAAATTAGAATAAAAGAATATATGAAAAAATGGAACAAAGAACATAAATTAACTAAAAGTCGTATAAAATATGCACAAAAAAAACTTCAAAAAGATCCACTTGGAAAAACTTATCGTTATTATTTAACGGAATGTTCTCAATGTCATAATGTATATAATAATGATAAATGGTATAAATTTTTAGATAAAGAACATAATATAGATCATCGTAATATGAATAATGAAAGAGAATGTCAAAAATGTAATGATTTAACTAAAAATCCACATACAATGGAAATATTGAAACCTGCTCATCTTGCTTGGTTTGTTTGTGGAAAATGTTAAAAAACTACTTAAAGAAATTTACTTAAAAGAATAAACATATTATAACATATAAAAACACAGAATGACAGAAAATAAATATGCAAATGGAAAAATTTATAAAATTATTAGTAACGAGACTGATAAATGTTATGTGGGTAGTACATGTCAACCATTATCACAAAGAATGGCTGGACATAGAAGAGATTTATTAAATTATAATAATACAAAAAAAGGTAAATATCTAACATCATTTGATATTTTAGAATATTCTGATGCAAAAATAATATTAATAGAATTAGTTAAATGTACATCAAAAGAAGAATTAACCAAAAAAGAACAATTTTGGATTGATCAATTAGATTGTGTTAATAAAAAAAATGCTAATGGTAGAAATAAAATTAAAGATATTGAACGAAAAAAATTATGGTATGAACAAAACAAAGAATTAACTCTAGAACGAACCAGTAAAAGATATACCGAAAAAAGAGAAGAAATTTTAAAATATCAAAAAGAATATCGTGAAAATAATAAGGAGAAAGTTGCTGCAGCTAAAAAAAAATGTTATGAATCAAAAAAAGATGAAATAAATGCAAAGAGAAGAGAGGAAGCACTTAAAAAACGCTTGGCAAAAAAAAATATCGAATTGGTATAAATTTTTATGTAATCTAATAATAAGATGAGTGATCTTAATATTAATAAAAAAAGGCTTAATAAGCTTAAAAATATAGCTTTGAGTGATCATGACGTCATGAATCTTGTGAAAGGTAGAGCTCGTGTTGTTCTTTATTCAGATTTGTGGAAATATAAAACTCTCGATGAATTATTAGCGCCATATGGTGCTATTTTTCTTCTTTATGAGTGGAAGCCTGGTTCAGGGCATTGGATTGCTGTCTTCAAGCAAGATAAGAATACTGCCGAAGTATATGACCCCTACTCTGCATTCATCGATGATGAATTATCGTGGGTCCCTTCCAAATTTAAAGATATATCGAATCAAAATTACCCCTACCTCACAGCTCTATTTCTTAATTCGAAATATAAGAACTTAATTTATAATCAATATAAGTTTCAGAAGCACGGAGATGGTATTAAGACGTGTGGGAGGTGGTCTGCATTACGTATTATGTTTAGAGATCTGGATCTGGATAGCTTTGCTAAATTATTTCTTGGAAAAAATGCCGATGATCTCGTAACTATGCTTACAAGTCCTGATTTAAAGTATTAAATTTATTATCTTTATTTAATATATATAAATGCAATTAAATAAAGATTCGTCAGACAACATTTATTTGAACGTTAGTGTAGTAAACACCAATCCAAGTGTTGCTCAACCAACTCAAGCCATTTACAATGTCACTTATGATCAGAATCTCCTTGATCGTCCTAGTGACTATTATATGGCCATAGCAGCATTTCAGATACCTTTAGGAGAATTGCCATTGTTCATTATGCCGATAGTACCTGACCAACCAGACCCGAATCAATCATCATTTATCGTGGGTGTATGTCAACAGCAAAATGCTAATTCGCCTCCTACATTACCTCCTAATGGTGTTGCTAATCCTGCAGCCCTCAACTATCCAGTTAATGTAACCTACTGGACTGAGATCGAAGACATCACTGGACAGCCTTCTAATGCACTATATTACTATGTTTATAACTATGAGCATTTATCCGATATGTTTAATTATGCTCTTCGCCAAAGTTGGTTAAATGCTGGTTCTCCGGGTGGAGCATGTCCATATTTTTTTTATAATCAAAATAATGGATTATATCAATTAGTTATGCCTGTTGCTTTTGTAAATGCGGCTGCAGCTGCTGGATTCCATTGGACAGTGTTCTTCAACTATCGTGCTTCATATCCGGTACTTAGTTTCTATACAGTTGAAAATAATTCTCGTGAAGAAATATGGGTCCCACCTTCTTCATATGATGCTTCCTTGATAGCTCCAGCTCCAATTGGAAATGGAACTAATACTGGTGCTGGTGCTGCTTATCTATTTTCTCAAGAATTTACAACAGTAGATTATATTAATTCAGTCCGTAAATTAGTCATGACCAGTGCTTCTATGCCTCTTCAAAAAGAGTATTATCCGGGTCCTAATAATGTGAATATTGCAACGGCGAACTCCGTAGGAATAATTACTGATTTTAATTTAGATTTAACCACACCAGGTGCCCAAAGATCAGTGGCCCTATATTCACCACAAATATATAGATTAATAGATTTATTATCAGATGCACCCTTAAGAAAGATAGATATAGCCTTCTGGTGGGTCGATCGATTGAACAACTTCTATCCATTGTACATTTCTCCATATGATGCTATAACAATGAAAATTGGATTCTTTAATAAAAGATTATATAGAAATCAGACTTTAGCTCTAAAATAAAATCCCTATAGTATCAATTAATATTTACTCTAAAATTATAATCTAATATAAGAATATAATAATCATCTATGTCTTTAACCGTAAGTGAGAAACTCAATCCCGTGACTGTCTGGGACCCTAGAACTGTTGCTATGCCGATGGTCTACCCGGTGGTCAAAGGTGGCTCAGACGTCCTTTATAAAGCGTTTACAACCACTTCTATCTCGAATAGTTCGATAAATTTTAGTTGTCCGCCAACATCACAAAACGTATGGGTTGATCGTAGGGTGCATATTCAGATGCCCGTTCGTATAACTGTACAAGCTACAGGAATGCCCGCTGGTGCTCTTTTATTTAATCCCAATCAAGTAGCTATTCGTAGTTTCCCGGTCATGAAATCACTAGATACCATGCAGCTCACACTCAACAATCAAAGTGTTAGTGTTAATATAAGTGATATTATGAGTGCTGTTGAACACTTTAATATAGACCGCAAATTAAAAGCAATCGATTATAGTAAATGCCCAACTTACTCTTGTTCACAATCTCAAGAATTCTACGACTTATTCGGTGCAACTCGTTCTCCGATGAGTCTTTATGGTGATGGATTAGACGATCTAGCTTCAGCTTCATTCCCCTTCACTATTGTCTCACAAACAAACGTTGCCGGCTTGGCCACCTCTACGATAGACTTCATTAGCACGGAGCCTATCTTCCTGTCGCCTTTGTTTTGGGGAGCATTCTGTCATGATGATTCTGCCTTCTATGGTTTGAGAACCTTTGATATGACTCTTAACTTCTTGAATACAGCAAATCGTATGTTGGCACTCGACAATGTGTCCGTGGGAGTACCATTTGCACCTACAACAATTACAAGCACAATGAGTTTCAGCAATTTTAGCCCGGCTTTTTCATATGCTCAAAGCCAGCCCTACCTGCTATTCCAATACATCACTCCGCAGCTCGCGGATAAAGGTGCAAACCTCTCAAAAGTGTTCAACTATCCATACTTTAATATCGACCGCTTCCCCACCGATGTACCATCTATTGCTGCCGGGGCGTCATCTCAGATATCAAGTAATAACATCCAACTCAACTCTATACCATCACGCATGTATATCTTTGCTCGTAATACAAATGCTTCCTTGTATGCTACGCCCTTCTTAACAGATACATTCTTAGCGATTGAGAACATCTCAATTCAATTTGGAAATCGTTCCGGAGTACTTGCTTCGGCGTCCAAACGTCAATTGTTCGACCTTTCAGCGAAAAATGGTTGCAATCTCTCCTGGCAGCAATGGAGCGGTGAACAATTGAATGCGCCAGCCTTAGCAACTGCAGGCTTCGGAACAGCCGCAAAACAGTATGCCGCGTGTGGTTCTATATTGTGTTTGGATATGATTGATATCGGTCTTGAGTCCTTAGACGCACCAGGTAAGCTAGCGCAGCTCATGCTCCAAATCAATGTAAACGTCAAGAACGTCTCTAAGGCAGCTATATTACCAACGCTCTATGTGGTCTGCGTGTCGCAAGGACTGTTCTCTATATTCAATGGACAGTGCTCTTCACTCATCGGGGTGCTCACTTCTAACGATATTCTTAACTCTCATGCTGAGACAGGACACCATATGTTGACCTACGAAGACGTCCGCGTTATCAATGGTGGTAACTTTTTAAGTGGTTGGAAAACAAAGCTTCTTGATATTTGGAAGAAAGTTAAACCATACGCTAAACTTGCGCTCAAGGGTGTGAATCTAGCTGCTCCCTTCATTGGACTAGGTGAAGGAGAAGGTTATGGAGGGGATGATGGTGGAGAAGGAGTTCATGCTCGTGGTGTTTCAGCTGGAGCAAGAATGAATCGTAAAACATTGAGACATCGACTTCATTAAATTATAAATTTTTTATCATATATAATATATATAATAAAGAGATGGCTTTTCTAATACCAATGTTGTATAAAGTTTTAGGAAAATCAGCAATAGGTTTGGCCAATTATTTAGTTGGAGAGGGAGCAGTATTATTAAAAGATGTACCTGGTAAAAAACATACTAATGTCCAATCAATAATATTTGATAAAAAAATGTTTACTGTTGCTAAAGCTCAAAAATGGTTGCGCAATAACAAATTTAAATATACAAAAGTGGACAAGAAATTACATACTCTGAGATTCAGACAAATAGATCCTAAAGTGTTTAAAAGATTTAGAACGAAGAAAATAGCTAATGGCGTTTCATTTGTCATTGGTTTTAAAAAATGAAAAGATAAAGACTCAGTAAAAAACAGAGTCATTATATATATACGATTTTCAAAGCCATCATGAAATCGGAAGTAGTTTTACACTACTCAATATTATATTAGATATTTATTTTTTCTTTTAATTTTTGACGATATTCAGCACATCTTTTTTTATTCTCTTCTTTATTTTTTTCTAAATAAGCAACACTATATTTTTTCTGATATTCTTTATATTTTACCAAATCTCTTCCGTGAGATCTGCGTTTATTAATATTATTTGGAACAGTATCAATGTAATGCTGTTCTCTTGCCAATAGTTCATCTTTAGATTTAC